TCGTCGAGATAGCGGATGACGTCGTCTGCGTTTGATTTGACGGTGTGCTGTGATTCGGTTTTCAGCGTGTTCAGGGTCTCGATGCGCGTTCTGAACGCGGATAGCGCCGTATCCGCGCTGTCGGTTTTCATTTTCAGGTCGATCGCGCCGGCTGTGTCCGCGTATTCCTTCAGCCCGTCGAGCGCTTTCTGTGCCTCGGTGATGGTCGCGGTTACCTGCACCGTGGCGTTCTGCTCGCCCACGTTCTTGCGGTAATCGAGGATCTTTTGCTCGGCCTCGCTCAAATCTGCTTTCACCTGCAACAGATAATCTTTCGGCGGCAGCAGCTCTCTGAGCGAGGTTAGCGCATCGGTGGCCTCTTTCGTGCTGAGGTTGATTTTGGCGTCCGTCAAACTGTTGAGCGCCTCAACGGTGGCATCGAGCTTTTTCTGCACGGCATCCATGCCCTGCTGCATCGTTTTTGCTGCCTCAGCCGCTGCACCTGCTGCGTCTTTGTGCGCCTGCTTTTCTTTATCGATGGTTTGGTTGAGGATTTCCTGCGCGCTGCGGATGCCGGAGATGGCGGTCGATTCCTGGTTACGCGAATTCGCGGCCTGTTCGTAGAGCTGCATCGAGCGCTGGGCGTAATCGCGCGCCGTCTCGAAATCGCCCTCGCGCAGCGCCGCGCGCGCTTTCATCTGCAATTCGTACGCCTGCGCTGCCCGATCGCTGTCGGCCTGTTCCTGCGTCATCGAGCGGCGCCGAATCTCGCGGATTCGATCCTCGACGGTCATATTGAGCGTTTCGCGCTCGCGGTCTAGCGCAATGATGGCGTCGAGATGCCGCCGTTCCTCGGCAATAAGCCCGTCGATGTGGGTTTTGTAGGTACTGGCGGCCGCCTGCCAGGTGCGAATCTGCTCCTGCAGGATGGCCTGAGCTGCGGAGATGGCGTTCTGTCGCCGCTCCATCTCAGTTTTTCCCTCGGCGGCAGCGAGCGCAAGGCGAGTCGATTCCTCGCGCTGTAACGCGGCGATGATCTGCGTGGCGGCGTCATTGGCCATCTGCGCCCGCGTGGTGGCGCTCTGGATGGCCATGTCGGTGGTGATTTTGATCTGCGCCTGCGTGCTGAGCTGCGCCTGCTCCATGCTCAGCCGCATCGCCTCGGACGCCTGAGCGAGCGCGGCGTCGGTCTCCTGCGCCTGCGCGGCGAGTTGATCCTCCAGCGTTTTGCGCGCCGCGGCAAATCCATCGAGCGCCTGCCGTGCCTGTGCCGTCGCATCGGCGATTTTTTTGTCGAGCTCGCCGATCTGGGTGTCGATGGCCTTGATCGCCTCGCCCAGCGCCTTGGCGGAGTTCATCGCCGCCTCTTGCAGGCCGAGTTTGATCTTGTCGATGGCGGCGGCAAGCTGCGCGGCGCTTGCACCCTTGTCGAATGCGGTTTCTACGGCGCTATCGAAACTGCGCGCCGACACGACGGTTGCATCGAACGTGTCTTTCACCAGTGCCTGGTTGCGCCGGAAATTCTCCATCGCACGCGCCGGCCCTTGGGTGAAAACCTCGACCATCAGCGCGCCGATCGCACCAAGCCCAAATTGCACCGCCCCAAGGGATGCGCCCAGCAGGTCGCCGGCCTCGCGCACGATGTCGAACTCATTGCGCAGCGTCTCGCCGAATTTGTACCCCACCATGCCGGCGGCCAGCACGGAAAATGCCGTATTGAGCGTACCAACCTCCAACGCCGCCGCCGTGAGCGACATGCGCAGCACGGAGAGCCCCGCCACGATCCGGTTGATCGAGGCCACGAACACCGCGCCCATGGCCGCAGCAGCCGAGGCCATGAGCGGCAGCAGGCGGGCGGCGATCGACGGCAGCAACGCAAGCGCGATCGTGGAGAGCACGTTCGCCACGGTGGAGAGGTTCTCTGCCAGCAGTTTGATTGCCGCGGCGAGCGTGCCAGTGGCGCCGGTCGAGTCATTGACGCGGTTGACGTACTCGGCAAACGAGTTTGTGAGCAGCGTCCATGCCGCCCCCACCGTGAGCGGCAGTTGGGCGTATTCGGCCTCGATCACGGATTTCTGATTGAGCAACGCCTTCACCACCGCGTCGGCGGTGAGCTGCCCCTGCTCGGCCATGCGCCGCAGCTCTCCGGTGCTCACGCCCAGCGATTCGGCGAGCGCACGGGAGAGCCGCGGCGCTTGGCTGACGACGGAGTTGAATTCCTCTCCGCGCAGAACGCCGGCGGCGAGCGCTTGGCCGAACTGCAGCAGCGCCCCGGCCGATTCCTCCGCCGTCGCGCCGGAGATGCGCAACGTCTGCGCTACCACCTGCGTGGTATCCGCCACTTCCTGCTGCGACAGCCCCATCGTGCGCGTTGCGTCGTTGATGCGCAAAAACAGCGTGGCCGTCTCTTTGAGCGGCGATGCGGTTTTGGCGGCCACCGAGCGCACGGCATCCATCGCGCCGGTGAATTCCTCCTGAGAGTAGCTCGACGCCTTGATACGTGCCTCGAGGAGCCGGAAATCGTCGGCGATCTGCACGATGCCCTGCACCGAGCGGACCGCTCCGAGCGCCGCCACCCATGCCGCGACGGCATTGCGGGCGAATTCGAGCTGTTTTCCGATGTCCTGCACGCTCTGCGCGAGCGTGCGCGTGGTTTTGTCGGCATTGGTGGATACGGCCACCAGCCTTTGCAGGGCAGAGGTGTTTTTCTCGCCGGCGGTGCTCGCGTCCTGTGTGTTGCGCGTGATCTGGGCGAGCGACTCCTTCAGTTTATCGAGCGCCTCGACCCCGCGCAGATTGACCGTCAGGTCAACCGCGATGTTCGCATCGGCCATCTATCGCCCCTTGCTCATGTTGGCCACCCACTCGTCCCAGGCTTTCCCCTCGCACTGCGCCGCGCGCGCTGCCAGCGCCGCGCCGAGGATGCGCTCACGCTCCAACCGCTCAGCAACGCGGGCAAACGTGCGCGCTTCCGTCCATGGCATATCGAGCACGTCATGGTAGCCGAACCCCGCCGCCACCAGCCGCGTCACCCATTCGTGCCACCATTGACCTTCGTCGCCGCCACGATCCGGTCTGTGAGATACCGGGCGGCCTCCTCGAGGCGAGGCAAGACCTTCTGGACGAAAAAATCCGCATTCACCTGCACCACGGCCGCGGCGAGCGTCACCAGCACTTCGGCATCCTGTTCGCCCAGCCACGCTCGATCCGCGCCCGAGCCAATGGCGGTCGCCTCGATCATGCCGGAGGTGTGTTTTGCCACGGCCGAAAGCACATCCCCTGCCGCTACTTCACGCGCGACAGGCTCCAGCGCCGCGAGGAACTGCGGCAGGTTTTTCACCCGCACCGGTTCGATCGTGAAACTGCGTTCTGCAACGGTAACGTCCATGTCATTGCCTCGTGTCGCGTAAAAAAAGCGCCGGCAGCGATCGGATATCACCAGAGCATTGCCGGCGCCATTGCAGTATTACGCCTGTTTCATTTCGATGCGGCCGAACTGACCGAACGACGGATCATCGCCCTTCGTGGTGTCGGCCAGCACCTTCCCGCTGAGCTCGAATTTCTGCAGGTCTTCGGAGATGAGCGACAGGTCTTTCGTCGGGTTGATGTTCACCTTGTACAAATCGAGCACCACCGGCGCGTTGCCCGCCGCCGTATTGACCCCGACGAATCGCAGCCAGATTTCTGGTTGCGCGGTGAGGAACATCGCCACGCCATTGGCCGCGTCGTAGTCGTAGCTCACCTTGAACGGCTGAACGAACGATCCGACATCGAGAAACTCGATCGCGCCCATGTCGGAATGCACCTTGTAGTGCGTGCCCTCCACGAGCGTGGCAGGCGTCACCGTGGCCGAATCTTCGATCACCACGTCACTCACGAACCGGCGAGTCAGCGCCACGATTTCCCCCGCTTTGATGCCGGATCGCAACGGCTCGTCGGCGACGGTGCCGGAGGTCGTTTTTGTCGTGGTGCCGTAGAGCGTGAGCTCTAGGTTCTCGAGGCTGAAATCCTCGAGCGTGCAAGAGAGCTCACCGTCCTTACTCTTGATGAGCTGCAGATCGGTCAGGCGCTGACCGCTCGATGACTCCTTGTGCTCGATCGTCTCGGTGGAGAGCGAAACTTTCAGGTCGGGAACGTTCCCCACCCAGCGAAACGACAACGGATTGCCGTTCGCATCACGACGCGCCATGTAGACGCGGCCCTGTCCAGAAAAATATGCCATTTCTATTCCCCTTGTTACCCTGGTTGCGAGATGTCCGACACTGCGGTGCGGTAGGTGATGCGGTACAGCGTGGAGACGGCCACGAGGTCGTAATCGGCGCTCTCGGCTGTGAATTCGCTCGCATCCTCGACGAGGCGTACCGACAGCCCGCCGAGCGACTGATCGGCCATGATGACCGCGTGCGCCGTGCTGGCGATCGAATCCGCAGCTGCCCAGCCGTCGGCGGTTTTTTCGGTACGGCAGACGGCCGACAGGCGCAGCAGCAATTCGCGCTCCGCCCGGTCGTTGGCCACGCGCACGGGCGAATCGCCATCGATGAGCACGAGCAGCACGTTGCCGTCGTCGCGCGTCACCGGCGCGAGCGGCTGGCGGCGCACCCGTCCAGGCAATGCCCTACTGAGCCTTGCCGTCACCTCCTGCACGATGCGCTCACGGATGGATGCCGCCATCACGACGTCCTCGTGAGGAGCGCGCGGGCCTCGCTGCCATCGCCCACCAGCCTCACGTCGCGCACGGTGTAGGATTCCCCGCGCACGATCACGTCATCGCCAACCGACAGCGTGAGGCGATCCGCCGGCCACGTCGCCTCGTACGCTCGCCCCAGCGCCATGCCGTCGTAGAGCGACTCGTCTGGCGCGCGCCAATCAACCTCCATGCGCGTTTGCCCGGCGATCATCGTCACCGTCATCCCCGCGGCCGCCGCAGCGTCGTAGATCTCGCCGATGTTCATCAGCAGTAGTTGATCTTCACTGCGACGGTCGTGGCCCCAGCCGGGGCAGCCTCGAAGGCGTACCCGGCCGGAGTGTTGTTGGTGGCGGTTTTCGTCACCGTGCCGTCCGCCGTGAGATAGAGGTCATCGCCCTGCGCGATGACATCCGCAGAGACCTTCGCCAGGCGGAAAACCCCCTCGACGGCAACCGCCCCAGTGCCACCGGCCGGAATATCGACGAGCGCCACCCCGACAACTTTCGGCCCGACCTTGAACGCCGAGCCGCTAGCGATCGACGTCGCCCCTGTGTTGGTCAGGGTCAGCGTTTCTCCACCCTGAATGAAGTTCGTTGCCATATGCATATCTCCTTACGCGCCAGGCGCGGTGATGGCGCCGCGATAATCGATCGCCGCCACGCCGTAGTCCAAGCGAACCTTGTAGACCGCCCCATCGACCTCGAACCCGTTTTGCAGCTCCAGATACGGCGTCTGGTTGCCGTCGAGGAATGCCACCTCGATCACCGGAGCCTCCATCGGATCGGCGAACAGATAGAACCGGGTGCCGGAGAGCCGCGGCGTATCCACGATGTCGCGGAACAACCCCCTGACCTTGTTGGGTTTCTGCAGCTTGTTGTCGGCGTTCGGGTCGTACTGCGACTCGTTGATCACCCGAGCCTCGCCACCGAGCCCCATCGGGCCGAGCCAGATCGCCGGGCGAAGATCAAGGAAGTCGTTGCCAGACACATCGGTTTGGCTCGCCATCTTCACGCGCGCATCCTCGAGCACGTCGACCGAGATCGCGCCGCTCTTGGCGATGTTCTTGCGCGAGGCGTCGAACAGCGGTTTGCCATCGCGCAGCGTGGGGCCGAGGCCGCCGTTTTGCGCGAGCAGGGCATACACGTCCGCCTCGATCGAACGGCGCGCCGCGCGGCCGAGCATGGTCGAGATGCCCACGAACGCCTGCAGGTCGTCGTTGATGATCATCTGGCGGCTGATCGTGACGAGGTTCCCTTTGGTGCCGACCGCGATCGTCGATTTCTCGCCGTCGGGCAAAGATTTCGACTTGAACTCCTCCAACTCTCCCACGGCGTCGAGGTTGCCGAATGATCCAATGCGATAGCGGTGGTGGGCGCGGAAATCCGACACCGTGCCGACCGAGCAGAACCGCGTCCACGTGTCGGGCGCGGTGGCGTAGGCCGTCTGCAGGGCTTTGTGCATCACGTTCTCGAGCAGCACCGGAAAATCAGACGTGCTCTGCGTGAATGCCGCGGCGACGATCTGCATGCGGTCCATGCCGTCGGTTTTGATGCCGGCACGCGCGAGGCTCGCCCGGGCCAAATCCATCAGGCTGTAGCCGCGCATCGGGTTTGCTTCGTCTCGCGCCACCCCCGGCACGCCGGCGCGCGCCAGAATGGCGTTTGCCGCTGCGGCGCGGAATTTGTCGCGCTCATCCTCCACCGTGACCACGTGGGCCCCGGCGACCGGTGCGCTGGTTTCAGCAATCTTTTCCAACAAACGCTCCTTCGCCTGGACGATCGTGATGTCTGGATCGCCCGCGCATGCCTCGATCACGTCGGCGTAGGCTGCAAACGCGGGTTTCGATCCCAGCGCCAGAATCTCGGCGCGCCTTTTGGCCTCTGCGCGCAGGGTTTCGGCGCGGATGGCCTCGATGTCGACGGCGGGTTTTTGCGGGTCCGCCGCCACACCCGTGCCCTGGTTCTCGGACATGGACTGCTCCTCATGTTGCGCGGCGGCTGCCGCAGTTTCCCGCCGCTGCTGTTGCGGCAGGCTCTTGAACCGTGCGGTCAGCGCCGCACGGAAAACGCTCGCTGCGATCGGCAGCGATTCGGTGACGGCATCGGCGAACCCATCGGCCAGAGCCTCGGTCGCCGAATACCAGTGATCCTGACCATCGGTGAGCAGCGCCATGACTTCCTCATGGCTCTTCCCGCTCTTGGCGACATAGCTCGACGCCATGGCCTGCGCGTATTTGTCGAGCACGTCGGCCATGTCGCGCAGCTCCGCGGCATTGCCCGCGGCGATGCCCCACGGCGCGTGGATCATCATCATCGCGTTGTCGGCCATCTCCACCCGATCGCCCGCCATGGCGATCAGGCTCGCAATGGAGGCCGCCACGCCGTCGATGCACACGGTTTTTTGCCCGGGCTTGCGGCGGATGGCGTTGTAGATGGCGATGCCGTCGGTGACGCTGCCGCCGTAGCTGTTGATGCGGATGGTGATCTCGTCGGCATCGAGCGCGGCGAGGTCCCGGCAGAACTGGCGCGCGGTGACCGTCTCGCCGAACCACGACTCGCCGATGTCGCCGTAAATCGAAATCTCGGCCGCGCGCGGGCGATCAGCCAGCGCTCGAATCTGGTACCACTGGGTCATTTGCTGCCCCTTTGTTGTCTGTCATGCCCGCGTCCGAATCGAACACGAGCCCACGTTCGCGGGCCTGCGCCCGCCAGGAGGCGATCTGCTCCATCACGTCGCGCGGATTCACCCCGCGGCGGCGCATGACCTCGACCTCGCTCGCAAACCCAGAGCGCACTAGCTCGCGCCAGGCGCTTGCCTCCTTGAGCGGATCGATCCACGGCATGGATTGCCCCACGTAGAGCGCGTCATCGGCCGTGTAATCCACCACGTCGGGCGGAATGCGCACCACGCCGGACATGTCCGCCGCCTGAACGAACGCCTCCCACACCGGGCGGATGAACTGACCGACGAACTCGTCGGTGAGCGTGGCGTAGTGGATCCACTGCTCGACCAACTCCTGCCGCTGCGCCGAATACGTGCCGTTGTAGTCGCGCGAGATGGACGAGTACGACGCCCCCAGACCCGCTGCCACGGCGCGCAATTGCCCCTGACGAAACGTGATCAGATTGGGATTGGGGCGCTTCGGGTCGATGAGCCCGATTTCCTCGCCGGGCATGAGGCTGTCGACGATCATCCCCGGCGCGAGGCGCAGATCGCGCCCGGAAAAACCATCCTCGTCGGTCGTGACGAGCGACGGGTCGTAGATGTCCGGAGTGCCTTTTTTCACGTACGCCGTGAGCATGGCCGCCACTTTGGCCGCCACGCGCTCAGACTCTTCGTAATCCTTGATGTCTTCGAGCCGAGTGATGACGCTCGCAAACTCGCTCACCCCGCGAATCTGGCCGATGCGATCGACGAGCGCAAGATGCACCATGCGCGAGGCCTCGATCCGTTTGAGGTACGGCGCCGACGGCACACCGGGGCTATCTCCGGGCGGCGTGCGATAGACCCAATACGCCACCGGGCGGCCCCAGGCGTTGCGCTCCACGCCCTGCCGGATCGTGTCGCCGTCGTCGTAGTCGATCGGCACCATGTCAGCCTCGAGCATCTCAATGCTGAACGGCACGCGCGAGCCGTGGTTGAGGAACTGCACCGGGCCGACGAGCAATTGAGCGAACACCTCGCCGTCACGAATCCACGACCGCGCCATGAGCCGCTGCACGGCAGCGAAATGAAACCGCTGCGTGACCTCCGGGCTGTTCGTCCAATCGCGCCACGCCTCGCGCAGCGCGGCCGCGTATTCGTCGTGGATGCTGCCATCACGCCTACGCGGTTGCGGCTCGATGCCGATACCGGACGGCCCGACGAGGTTATTGACGAGCGTGCGCAGCGCTCCGCGCGCGATGTCATGGTTCTGTTCGAGGTGGCGCGCCTGCGTGCGCAACGGCACGGCGCCAGCGCGCACCTGCATGTTCTGCGGGGATTGATCGGTGCGAAACTTGCGCACGCGCGAGGGTTTTGCTGCCTCGTAATAGGCGAGCGCATTGCGCGCCGCCCGACGCCTCAACGCCGATTCCGGTGAAACTACCGCAACCAGCGCGTCTAGCGCACGCCCCAGCATCAGTCGAGCCTCGCCACGGAAAACCCGATGCCGCCGACACCGGCCCCGCGCAGTTTCTCCGACTGAACTCGACGTTCGAGCCGAGCGATTTCCGACTGCACGACGGCCAAATCCGCGCGCGTGAGCCGTTTATCCCCCATCTGGACCATCTGGCCCGCGAGGATTGCGCGTTCAGCGTCGAGGTAGAGTTGCAGGCGTTCAGCCGCCGTCATGGACGCACCCACGGGTATGATTACCGTGGATGCTATGCAATGGCAATGGGAAAAAATAGATCAAAAAGTGCACTTTCGATTTCGCGAAGACTTTGCGCACGCAATCTGGCGAACACGTCGCTTCGACAGCCCGTATTTTTGCGCCAACTCGGCGAGATTTCTCCCGTTGAACTCTGCGCGGATCGCCATGGCCCGCTGGCGGCGTTCCTCGAGCGTCATCTCTGCCAGATAGGCATTGATCCGCCCGCCGGGATAGCGCTCGCGCAGCCCATCGGTGACGCCATTGGCGATCCAATTCGCCGTTTCAGCATCGACGCCGAGTAATCCCATGAGGATTTCGGCCACGTCGTTGCGCAACGACTCGCTCACAGCCGATCCATCCAGTCGGATGAGGCCACCGGCGAGCGCACGCGTGGCGTCTTCTTCGCGGGGGGCAGCGGCGGCTCTTTTGGCGTTTCAGCCGTCGATCGCTGTATCTCGCGCCGCTCCTGCGCCGACATCACGCCCACGTTGCCCGCATCGAGCCGTTTTGCCCAGTGCGGCGGGCGATCCCAGTCGATTTTGTTCGCGCCGAGTTTCCAGCAGGCAGCCAGCACATACACGCAGCAGTCGAGCGCCTCGTTGCGCGCGCGGATTTTGCGCCATTTTCCAGTCGGCCCGCGCATCTCGGCGCTCAGTTCCCCGAAAAACGACGGCGCGAGCCAATCGGGGAAGTGCATGAACCCAGGGCCTGACGTTTTGCGCCTCAAGTTCGCCGCGAGAATGTCCTTGAAAAAATCCGTATTCACCAGCCACAGCGGCACGTCGCGGATCGCCCGGCCGTTTGCATCGCGCGCGCTCGCCCGGCGGATCGGCGTATCCCCTTTCCACGATTCGCCTTTCACCAGCATCACGTGCTGGCCGTGCGTCTGGCGGATGCGCCGATACCACGTGTAGGCGTTGGCCGTGGTACCCGCCTCGCCTCCGGTGTCGACCACGGTGAGATGCACGCGCAGCTCGCGCCCATCGCTCATGCGGTAGGTCGAGCCAATCACGCGATCCGTGAGCACTTCCCAATCCTCGGCATAGCCACCCGGGTCGATCCCGATGTGCTCGCCTCGAGGGCTCGATCGCAGCTCATACCGATCGACCAGCCACTGCTCGAGGTGCGGGCCGATGGCATGCACCTGCACGACGAACCGGCCATGACGCCCGCCCTGCACGTCGACCGCCGCAACGAGGAATCGCGCCTCGTCGGGCACGACGAACCGAGGCAGGTGCTCGGTTGCGTGGGTTTGCGCCGTCTGCTCCTGCATCGCGCGCGGAAGGTACGGCATAGCCTGGTCGGTGTTGACGGTGGCGCGCAGCGTCTCCTCGGCGCCCGTCATCACGTACTCGCGCAGCCCCTGCAGGTATCGCAAAATCAGGCTGTGCCATGGCTGGTAGGCTGCCGCCACGCCGCCCAGCCAGAACGAGGCAACGGGCGAGGTGATCGGCGAACCGTTGCGCTCTCCATCACGCAACCAGCGGCCGGACAGGTTGAGCGCATGTTTCAGCTCTGGCCCCAGGCGCACGCCGCAGTGCGGGCACCACACGGACGCGTGTTCCTCTGCCATCGCAGCGAGGTCCGCCGTGCGCACGAGCTCCAGTAGCTCATTTTCCGGCGGCAACGTTTTGAAGAGCGAAAGGCCTGGTGATGCCTCGAACAGATTGGCGCACTCGGGGCAGGTCCAGTACCAGCGGCGTCGGTCTCCGCGGTTGTAGAGCGCGAGGATGCCGGTCGACGGCGGGGCGTCATGCTCGGTGGCGCCTCGCCAGTTCGGGTCGAGAATCTCGCGCCCGGGCGAGGATTCCACCATGCACATGCCGCGAGAGAGGAACGTGGTGGTGCGTTTGAGCCCCAGCGCGAATACGCTCCCCTCGCCATCCACGTCGTCCGGCATGCGATCGTAGTCGGTGAGCGCCACATAGCGGTAATCGCTCGATGCGAGCTGCGAGGCGCTCGGCCAGCCAAGTTTCAACCACATGCCGTGGCGAAAGAGCTTGTCGTGCGTGTTGTCGTCATGCCCGCTCGGAGAGCGCATGCGGGCGAGCGCGGGCGAGTTGCGAATCATGCGATCGACGCGGATTTTCGAGTACTCGCGGGCTTTTTCCTGCGTCATCTGCACGACGAGCATGTCGCCTGGATCGCACGTCACGGCGTAGCACACCCACGCGTCGAGCAATGCCATGGTTTTCCCGCTGCGCGCCGGGCCCACGAACACCACGGCCTCATGCCGGCGGCTCGACAGCAGGTTCATCGGCTCGACCATGTACGGCGTATCCTCCGGCGACCACGGGCCGGAATAGCCGCCAGGCTGGTCGATCATGAGCGTCTGGGCCGCGGATTCGGAAATGGCGATCCGGCGTGGCGGGTCGAACGCTGCCGCCGCATCCGCGATGGCGGCAAGTGGCGAGGCGAACTCATGCGCGTTTTCTGGCATGCGATTCCTCCGCGTTGAGATTGCGCAACCTCGCGCCCAATGCTGCCAGCGCGGCGTCGATCTGCTCGGCCATCGCCTCGGCCACTTCAGGCGCGAGCCCCATCTGCCGCTCGAGCCTGTCAGGGATCGCTCGCAAATCCTGCGCGATGGCTGCGAACGCCGTGGCCACGTCCCGCGACACCTCCGAGGCCAACATCAGCTCGCCGATGCGCTTTTTGAGCTCCAATTTGGCCATCTCGGCCTTGGCCCGTTCGTGAATGACTTTGGCAACGGTGAGGTCGACGTACGGGTTGCCGGATTCCGACTCGTAAGCGCCTGAATTTGCAGCGAGTTCCTTGGCTTTTTTCGTCGCCGACAGGCCAGATTTACGCCCGGAATTCGCGCGTGCTCCGCCATGACCATTGGATTTTTTCTCTGCAAGCTCTTGCCCCATCATGCCATTTCTTCAAGTTTTTGAGCCGAAAAACTGCCGAACATCGCGGATTGCATCACC